AGTTGAGTTGAGCAGCCGCTCCATTCGGGAGCACAAGATATGTGCGCCCTATTCCCAGTTCGTGTATCCGCTTACTCATCTTCAACCTCCAATCTTCCAGTGCCACCGCACGTCTCACATTCCATTGGTTTCACATCAATGACCCCAACGTCTCGGTTGAAGTTGTGGGGTCGGTAGACCTCCACATCAACGATCCCCTCACCATCACAATCCCAACAGTAATCAGGTTTCTTTTCTCGGCTATAAAATACCTTGTCAAAGATATCGCTCAACATAATCTCCATCGGATCAACTTTCTGCATCTTTCACCTCCTCATATCTTTCTGGATTAGCTTTTAAATCACAGTCAAAACATCTAGCCTCACCCGTAACAGGATCGGGTTCATACTCGCTTTGACCTTCAAACATTAAGTCAGCTTCACCGCAGTCAATACATACTTTTTTATCTTCAAGCATTCTCTTCCTCCCATCTTGCTTCTCGCTCCTTGATCTCTTCATCCGTGAGTGTCCGACAATGGTGCTCACCCAACGTGAACTCACCAACGCAATCTGTGCCTTCGATCTCGTATTCTGCTTGCACTTCGATACCCAACCGATGCAGTTCCTCCCATACAGGAATAGGTGCATCCCATGCCGTCCAACAATTGAACTTGAAAAAAGATGTGGAGGTCGGATAGTGATCGTCTCGCACAATCTCTTGCGTAATCAAAATGTTCGTGACCTCCCACTTCGTGTTCCAGTTGTCACATCGCCAGTCATACTGAGGGGATGTGCCCTTGCCATCGAAGGGTTGTCCAATGACGTGCAATGGTATCGGGAGAACCGTATCACAAAATCTCTGACGTTCCCTCAGTTCCCAGTAAATATGGTTGACCATATTTGTATCGCCGTGAATATAGACTTCTTGCATACACCAGTTAGGCATCCTCTTCACTCCCATATAACTCTTCATATTCGATTGCCATCTCCACAAAATCCCATTCAAAGTTGGAGAACATATTCTTGGTTAATGTAATGGGTTTGAATGGTATGACCTCCAACCCCACCAACTGTTTAAGAGCAGAATTGCAATCCGCTACGTTGTTGTTCTCGTAGGGATCGTCACAGTCTTCCTCGTATCGACAGTTCTCAATCTGATTGTCTAATACTTCCTCCAATGAAACCATCAGAGATTTGTAATCAATCCAAGTATCTAATGTTATTGTATTAGGCATTACACTTCCTCCCTATCAGGTTTGACACAAACTAAATCGCCGTTTGAAGATAAATCATAACCCAACTCAGTAGTGATGCGGTTCATTGCAAAACAAATATCGCCCCACTGTTTGTCGTAACTCTCATCACCTTCTGGGATTAGATTTTCACGCACGTCGTATAATACGTTCCAGACAACCTCCAGACTATCTGGGATGTCTTTTGAGATATATATATTTGAAATGTCCATCATACGTCACCCCCAACTGGTCGCTTCCAATGATCCAATGCTTCCGCTTCAGATAGATCATTCAAGATAACCGCATCAGGCCAACGATAAGTAATGGCTGTGGACTTGTGATCGTGTGGGTGGTTGAACATATAAACCTTGCCCTCTTTATCACACTTGCGTCTTACAACCTTCCACTTCTTAAAAGTTCTTTTCATGTCTCTTTTGTGAAGCATGTCTTCTACTTGTTGACCACACCACAATTCAAAACTCTGAGACAAACCCTCTGGCATCCAATCGTGAACGCCAACGTCAAGGTTGGGTAATGATTTGAAATACTCTTCTATCTGTTGAAACTTCTTGTTCCACGCACCTTTGACCTTTGTATAAGTTGTCTTGTCATGAGGGTGCACACGGTCAGATCCACCGTGTCCATCGTTGCTGACATCAGCAAATGGTCTACCGTCCAGATATACGACGGCTGTGTAGCAGTATGTTTCTTCACTGCCAGATGCAAAATGTTTGATTGATTTCATTTCTAAATTCATAGTTATCTCCTTTTTAAAAACTATGCTTCGAAGAATACACTATGGGGTGTTTTTGTCAAGTTGATTTGAACTTTTATTTCAAAAAAGTGTGTGCAGCTGAGTTGCTTAATACACTTTTTGACCCCCCCTTCTCGTTTTTTTTTTTTTGAAAAACGTGTTTTGAGCGTATGTAACGTATGCAATCGGTGTTTTGTTGTTTATTCTCAGACCTTTAACCTCGAACCTTGGTGCGTATGCAATGCGTATGCTGCATACACTTCAAGCGTATGCAGTAAGCAAAAAGTTGCTTTGATGCTCTTTAATCGAACCAAGAATTTGACAAAAAGCGTATGCAGGGGCTAAATATCGCTATATTGAATACACTTTGCATACACCTCTTGTATGCAGCAAATCGGGAAAAAATAATGCCTAGCATCAAAAAAGATGTCGAAGAAAAACACGACAGAAAATTAACCAACCGACAGATGACTTTTGCAAGGAATATTGTTGAAGGAATCTATTCAAATGCAGAAGCAGCAAGACAGGCAGGATATTCTCCAGAACTTGCAAATGAAAGAGCTTCTGTTTTGTTGAATGGTCGGGATTATCCTCATGTTGTTGAATACATCGAAGAACTGAGAGAAGAAAGAGAGAGACGATATGGTGTAACCACAATCGGTCAACTTGAAAGACTTCACGCATTATCCAGAGGTGCAGAAGATGCAGGTCAATTTTCTGCGGCAATAAATGCTGAGAAAATCAGGTCAGCTTTGGGTGGTCTGACAATAGATCGAAGAGAAAATATAAACACAGTTGATCAGATGACGAGGGATCAAATTGTTGCAAGGTTGGATAACCTTCGAAAGCAATATCCACAGGCATTTGAGATTGAGGCAGAATACAAGGATATTACACCAGATGAGCAAAGGTCCAGAGGCGAACTTTTGGAGCACGATCCGAAAGAGCTTACCGAATAAATGTTTCGCAACCCGAATTGAAAACAAACATGGGGGCGGTGTTCCAGATGTCCATATGATCTGGGATCACTTGCCCATATGGTTGGAGTTGAAGACAGTAAAAAACAATGCTGTTAAAATTTCTCCTCATCAGATCGCGTGGCATATGGCATATTTTGCCCGAGGTGGTGCAAGTTACTTCTTGGTAAAGCACCTCTCTTCAAGACACCTATTTTTATTTGAAGGCAAGACTGGCCCCAGTCTCATGGAGCATGGGATCGCATCTACAGAGGGCAAAAGATTCGATGACCTCGATGCTATGTTCAATGCCCTTCGCCCCCACGCGGCGAGTATATTGAACCCCAAGCCGGATGCCCTGCGGCCTCTCGCGCCGCGTCCCCTTGACCTAAGACCAACGGTCTAGGGTCAAGAACTGTGTCGCTTGCGACTCAATTTTTTACCGCGTCATTACGCGGAATGCGATCCGCTATGGCGGACGCACATTATGATAGTAGTGAAGAAGGGGCCGAAGCCCCTCTCCTTAATTTGTACACACTCCTTCCTCTATCAACCTAGCTGCCATTCGACCAAAAGCTCCCTGTAACTGCCACACCAGACCGTTATCGATCAGGTGTTGCCATGCTGAGATGTACTCATGTTCTTCAAGATCTTCGTATGTTCCTTCGACGATATCGATTGCTTTCATGTTATCCATGTACTCCCTCCGTTGATAAAAAGTTACACTCATAATCTCTTGTGACTACGGCTCGTTTGAGCAGCTTACCGTCGAGATAAAAACGATACTCACGATCTCCGTTCTCAAGAACTTTGTGTGTCGTCTTGTGGAAAAGAAATCGATGAGAGTTACTACTTGAAGTGCCGATAAACACGTCAACTTCGCCTCTTTCTCTTACGCCATAGCTCTTACTTGATTTGTAGATACAGGCTCTTACTTGATTCCATATTGGATATTGTCTACTCATGTTATCCTCCGAGTATAAGTGAGGGGGCTTCAGCCCCCTCTGGTTAGATTAGTCGTTAGTGATATAATCTTCGATCAAAGTGTCGTTTGTGTATATGTTACCACACACCTCCTCCACCATGTCCTCAACATCTGGACGTTCTGGAAACTGAAGATCGTCAATATCCATGTCATCACGGATGTCCTCCGCGAGAGCGCGGACATCGTCATTCTTGACATAGAGTTGGTCAAGCTTCTTTTGTATCGTTTCTGGTATTGCCATCTGATATCTCCTTTTGATGTTGACGACCAAGATTGTAACCCATGCAAGCTGCGATGGTCAGGTGAGGGCGACTGTCACTGTGATGACCTTCGATCCACTGTGCCAACCAGTCCCAACTTTGTGGTGTGTGAAAGAGGGCGGTTGATACGCCCTCATCCTTTTTCTTCATGAAGCCTCCTTTGTTTCTGGATACTGAATTACATCCGTGAGGTAGGCTGCGTCGTTTGTGACGTTCCGCTTACCATCTTCAAGCGTTTGACGACGAGTCTGTATCCAAAACATCAAACTCGCGTGTGCAGCTGAATACTCGTTATGTGGACCGCTTTTGATCAGACTTTCGATGATCGTGGTCATTTCGTCTACACTGAGTAGAACCTTACCGAGTGGTTTGATTTGTGTATAAGATAGTTCAGCCATACTGGCCTCCTTTTTTTGAAGTTAAGTACCGATCATTCGATACACTTTCCGAACATCATCTCAGCGGCGGAGTGTATAGGGGTCTAAAGATCGGCACACTTGCCGACAAGAAATGATGTCGCGTAACCTAGTCATCTCGGAACACTAAAAATGCGCCGACCCTCTTTGGTCGGCACTACACCGAGTGCGGTTATGCTACGTCATTTCGCCGCCCCTATACGCTTCGTGATCACCGCAAATCCCCTCAAGGGATTTAGCTCGGCGTTCCCGAGCGGCGGTTATCTATCCGCTGTCTTTGATAAACTTACGCGCAAGGGAAGCGCACCCAACTCATCGTTCGTGTAAAGAAGAAACGGCAATACCGTTTCTTCCACGATGAGTTTAGACGACAAAAGCGGGAGCGTCGTCGGGGTGCATCGAACAAAGTTCGATACGGTTCATGAAGGGAGATCTCTGGAGTAAGGAGTTTACCGACGCATCGACATGGCGAATCATGCCCACCTGTAAGCTCGTCGAGTGCGCCACGTTCCACCCGACGGCGTCAGGTGAGGGATGATTCGTCATTCGGACAACGTCCGTGCGTAAGCATCCAAAAAACAAAAGGTCGAAACCTAAAATTTTCTAGCAATGTAAAGACCCCCGGGGGGTCTACAACACAGCTTGCCCCGCATGATCGAGTCCAAACAATATAGCTGTTGCTAGAAACTAGCGCGGGGGTTACTGCTGCAAATACCTTATGTATTTTTACGGGGATGCGACCCCCACAACCCCCTTATTTGTGGTACGTCTCCTGTGTATATGTCTTATAATGTTGGTTTTGTAAATTCATTCGTGTATAATACCGTTTGAGAACGTAAGGAGAACACCCATGGCTCGTAACT